AGACTTAAAGCCGCCAGTTAAATCAGGGGATAATCCCCGTAGAGCAAGTTTCTTGGCTCGAATGGCTGGCAATGCTGGCCCTGAGTACAAGAATGGTGAACCGACAAGACTGCTTCTTTCTCTAAAAGCATGGGGGGCTTCCTCCAAGGCTGACGCAAAGGCAAAAGCAAAAGCGATTTCTACGAGAAACAAAGGGAAGAAGTAATGGCTTTACCTACCTATTTACAGTTAGTCAACGATGTGTTGGTTCGTATGCGTGAACCACAAGTAACAACTGTTTCTGAAAATACAGTTTCTGCTTTAGTTGGCAAGTATGTTAATGATGCCAAGCGTCAAGTATCTGATTCTTACGATTGGGATGCTTTTAATACCCCAATTACTGTAAGCACGATTGCTAATACAACTGGCCCATATAGCATAACGGGTGCTGGTGTTCGCTATAAAACAATGGATGTAATCAACACCACCAGTTTTTATGAGATGTCACCTTTGTCTCATGCTAATTACGATTCTTTCTATTACACAACGCCTACCCCTACAAAGGGTTTGCCAATGTATTACTCAATTAAGGGCGTAGATACAAATGGTGATATTAAAGTCAACTTTTGGCCTGTTCCTGATGCTGTATACAGTATTCGTTTCAGTCTCATAGTTCCAGAGGATGACTTTACGACTGACTCATCTACCACTTTGCTGGCAAGAGAACCTATTGTTTTGGGTGCATTTGCTAGAGCATTGGTTGAGCGTGGTGAAGATGGTGGCCTGACAAGTTCAGAAGCCTATGCTTTGTATAAGTCTTGCCTATCTGACCTAATTGCGTTGGAATTGGCTAGATCGCCTGAAAACGATCAATTTGAGGCGGTTTAATGTCTCAACCGATACAAGCCTTCTCGATTACAGCGCCAGGCTTTTACGGCCTAAATACCCAAGACTCGTCTTTGGATTTGGCTCAAGGCTTTGCGCTTATTGCGAATAATTGTGTGATTGACCAATATGGTCGTATTGGTGCTAGAAAAGGTTGGACAAAAGTTAATTCTGCTTTAAACACAGATTTGTCTACAAATGATATCGGTTCAATTGGTGAGGTGGTAACTGCTGATGCTACTTCCTACACCATCATGGCTGGAAATAACAAACTCTATAAGTTAAGTACCACAACCATAGTAACTTTAACCTATGGGGGAGGGGGTACTGCCCCGACTATTACTGCAAATAATTGGCAGATGGTTTCATTGGCTGGCGCACTCTATTTGTTCCAGACAGGACATGATCCTTTAGTCTTTGATCCATCCTTGTCTACAACAACCTTTAGACGGATTAGTGAGTTGACTGGCTATGCAGGTACTGCTCAGTTGGCTAACACGGCTTTAAGCGCCTATGGAAGGCTTTGGACAGCCGATACATCTACTGACAAACTAACAGTTCAATGGTCTGATACCAAGTTAGCAAATAAATGGAATACTGGTACTGCGGGAACGCTAGATACCACTACTGTTTGGCCTAGAGGTGGTGATGTAATTGTTGCCTTGGGAGCACATAACGGCTTTTTGTTTATTTTTGGTAAAAACAATATTTTGGTTTATCAAGGTGCTACAACCCCGTCAACCATGACTTTACAGGATGTCATTACAGGAATTGGCTGTGTAGCAAGGGATTCTGTTGCTTATACGGGTACTGACCTATTGTTTTTATCTGCTACTGGTGTACGGAGTGCCTTGAGGACTATCCAAGAGAAGTCCATGCCTTTGCGTGATTTATCGAAGAATGTTCGTAATGACTTAATTTCTGCTGTTGCAGGTGAGTCGTTATCTACAATTAAGTCTGTATACAACAGTAAAGAAGCCTTTTATTTGTTGACATTGCCTGTATTAAAGTCAGTTTACTGCTTTGATATGAAAGGCACTTTGCAAGATGGTGCGGCTAGGGTGACAACTTGGGACTCGATGGAGCCTAAAGCCTTGTTGACTAAGCAAGATGGTACTTTGTACATAGGAAAAGGTGGATACCTTGCTACCTATTCTGGCTATCTTGACAATGACACAACGTACCGCTTTCAATATTTTACGAACCATACTGATTTGGGTCAGCCATCTGTAACCTCTATTTTGAAGAAACTCAAGACTGTGGTGATTGGTGGCAGTAGTCAGTATGTGACCTTTAAATGGGGATATGACTTTTCGGGTAACTATTACTCTCAGTCTGTTGAAATACCCGCACAAGGGGTTTCATATTATGGTGTTGCTGAATACAATACGACTGCGGAATATTCGCCTGGCGTTGCTTTGCAACAACTGAGTGTTTATCCAACAGGTTCCGGCAAGGTTATTCAAACTGGTTATGAGATGGACATCAATAACTTAGCCTTGAGTATCCAAAAAATTGAGATATTTGCTAAAAATGGCAAGATTTTGTAAGGAAATGAGATGAGTGATTACACCAAAGCAACGAATTTCGCTAGTAAAGACAGCCTTTCTACTGGCAATCCTTTAAAAATTGTTAAGGGAACTGAAATTGATACCGAGTTCAACAACATTGCTACGGCTGTTGCTACTAAGGCGGACTTAAATAGTCCTACTTTTAGTGGATCAGTCACTATTGTTGGTGGCACTATTACTGGAATAACAGATTTGGCTGTGGCTGATGGTGGAACTGGCGCATCAAATGCGGCAAATGCTCGCACCAATTTAGGTGCGGCGGCTTCTGGTGCTAACTCTGACCTTACATCTATTACTGGTTTAACAACGCCCTTAACTGCGGCACAAGGCGGTACGGGTTTAAGTTCTGTTGGAACGGCTGGCTATGTGTTGACATCCAATGGAACAACATGGGCATCATCTGCTCTCCCTGCCGCTTTAACAGGCACTTTAGGTCAAGTATTTACAGCAACTGGTACGTTTACTGTTCCATCAGGAGTAACTGCTGTTAAGGTAACAGTAGTTGGTGGTGGTGGTAGCGGTGGTAGCGCATCAACTGGTTACTCAGGTGCTGGTGGCGGTGGTGGCGGCGGGCTTGCGATTAAATATATTACTGGATTAACACCCGCTGGAACTGTTACTGTAACTGTTGGTGGAATTGCTGGAACATCATCATTTGGCGCATATTGTTCTGCAACGGGCGGTGCAACTGCATCAAACGTATCAGGAGATAACTCAAGTAGTAGCGGTGGTGCTGGTGGAACTGGTACTAGCGGAGACATAAATATCACAGGCAGTAGTGGTGCTGGTGGTTATGCGTCAGTTATTCCATGTGTTGGTAGTTTTGGCTATGGTGCTTCGGGAGGCTCTTGTAATGGAGCGGCAGTTAGTGGAATTGGTATTGCTAGTGGTACTGGCTATGTAAATATTGCACCCCCTTCATCTGGTTTATTTGGTGGTGGCGGTAGCGGTAGCGGAGGCGCAGGTGGTGCGGCAACAGGCTATGGAAATGGAGGCGGAGGCGCTGGACACTCTACTGGTGGAACAAATGCTGGTGGCGCAGGTAAGGGTGGTATTGTTATTGTGGAGTGGTAAAAATGAAAGCACTTATTTCCCCAAATGAAAACGTATTAAACCCAAACACCAAAAAGAAAATTGGTGTGCGTGTATGCGAGATTGTTGATGTTGAATTTGAAGTAGCAAATACTTTGCTTTGGGTTGATTGTTTGGAACATATTGATGTTTCTACCCATTGCTATGATTTGGAAGCAAAGACATTTGTTGATATACCAGAGTTTGTTCCAGTACAACTTATAACAACAGGAACACAAGACCTATGACCAATTTGGTGCTTCCAGCCCACCAAGTCACTTATGACGGGGCTACTATGGTGATATTCCACACTAACAAAGGTGAGGGACTGCCACGCCACGAACATACCTATGCACATTTAACTATGTGCCACGCTGGAAGTTGCATGATTCGTAAAGAAGGCATTGAAAAGGTTATTGATAAGAATACACAGCCAATCAATCTAAGGGCTAATGAATGGCATGAGATTGAGGCATTGGAAGATGGAACTGTGTTTGTAAATGTATTTGCGGAAGGCAAGTATTGAAAGTAGAAGTAATCAAAACCAAAAATTACATTGTGTACTTTGAGGATGATTGTGGATTTACCTTTATTCATTGTGATTGCATGAAATGGAGCAAAACTGTTAAGAATCAATTAAAAATTGACTTTGACAAATTGTTCAAATTTTATAAAAAGGACATTTATGCGATACATGAGATTGGTGACACAAAGCATGAGAAGTTTATAAGTATTTTTGGTTTTGAGTATTTGAAAGATTTTGTTGGTTTAGACGGCAAAGCAAGACAGATGTTTGTTAGGAGAACATAATGGGACTAGAAGCGGCGGCAATTGGTGGAGGCTTAGGCCTTATTGGTGGGGCAATGCAAGGCAATGCGGCTAGAAGTGCGGCTAATACCTCTGCGGCGGCTCAAATAGAAGCGGCACGAATAGCGGCTGAAGCCTCTAAGTTTCGTCCTGTTGGTATTACCAATCGTTTTGGATCAAGCAATTTCCAAACTGATGCAAATGGTTATTTAACTGGTGCAGGATATAACATTTCTCCTGAGTATCAAGCCTATCAAAATCAATTATCTGGTTTGATGGGACAACAGTTAGGTCAAGCACAACAAGCGCAACAACAATATGCTCCACTAACAGGTGCGGCAGGTAGTCTGTTTAATCTTGGTCAACAGTATTTAGCCCAATCTCCTCAAGAAGCGGCTCAACAGTACATGACTAATCAACTTGCTTTGCTTGCACCTAGTCGTGAGCAACAGTCTGCAAATTTGATGAACCAATTGTCTAATACTGGAAGAACTGGTTTATCTGTGGCTCAAGGTGGTAACTTGATGGCGGCTAACCCAGAAGCGGCGGCACTTGCTAATGCTAGGTCTATGCAAGACCTTCAATTAGCGGCAAATGCTCAACAGGCTGGTCAACAACAAACTGCTTTTGGTGCAGGGTTATTTGGTCAAGGTGCAGGATTGCTTGGTCAGTATCAACAAGGTCAAGTTGGTGCATTGTCTCCATTCCAAAATACGCTTGGTGTACAAAGTGGCATTGAGCAACTTGGACAACAACCATTGACATTAGGTGCTGGTTTAGGCGGGCAAGCGGCGGCTTATGGTGCAAATACAGGCAGATTCTTGTATGGTGGTGGAATGGGGGCGGCAAATACTTTGCAAGCATCTAATGCTTATAGTCCAGCAGGAACTGGTTTGATTAACGCATCTACTAACCCTCAGTTAATGCAAGGAATCAATAACTTATTTGGTGGCACACCTAATATTGGTGGTGCAGGTGGTGGAATAACAAGTGCGGCAATGCTTGCACCAGATTATTACAACCCATATACCACTCCAACAGGAGTAAGTTCATTTTTGCCTGCTGGCTATGCAAATCTATAAGGAGTAACCAAATGGCAGATTCAATAGTAGGTGGTTTGTTTGGTATGACTCCTGAATCATATCAACAACAACAAAATCAACAAGCACTAAGTCAAGCATCACAATTGGCTCAAATGAGTCCTTTTGAACTTGCTAAAACAGGCATTGGTTATGGTGCTAATCGTTTGGCTGGTGCTATCGGTGGTGCATTGGGTGGTCAAGACCCACAATTACGTTTAATAAGCGCAAGAAATGCTGTAATACAAGGCATTGACTTGAATGATCCTGAAGCATTACAAATGGCATCTGGAAGACTTGCTCAAATTGGTGATTTACAAGGTGCTTATGGATTGTCTGAGTTGGCTCAAAAACGAGCCGAATCAGCGGCAACTATTGGATTGCGGGAAGCACAGGCTAAAAAGGCTAATGAGTGGAAAATAATGACTGGTGTTTCAGAGCGTAATCGAGAATTGATTGCATCTGCAAATACTAAACTTGGTAAAAATGAAGCACTTACTCCAGAAGAAGAAAGTAGTTTGCGCGTGCAAGTTGCCCAAGAAATGAAGCCCAAATCTTCTATTGCGCCAAGTGGTGAAGTTATTACGATTGATCCATTAAATCTTGGTATTGCCGCACCTAATGTTGCTAAATATCTTGGTTTAATTCCTGCACAAACAACTTCTGGTGGTGGTGGATCACCTGCTAGTGGTGGCGGCGTAGGTGGCGTTGGTGTGCGTGTTACACAAACCCCTATTTCTGCTGAAGCATTAGCAAAAGAGAAAGAAACGGCTATTGAAGCA